GAGGTCAGGAGACCAATTTAAAAGTTCCGCGAACAGTTTAATCATTTCCGGATTACTTGATATTGCCTCGTTGGACCAAACAATGTGATCACATCCGGTTTTTTTCGAATGAGCAACAATGGTTCTATAAAGAGCCCCGGTTTTATCAGAGGTGTGCGGCGAAGCAAGCCACTTGTGATCAATCTTATTACCATTTGCAAGCTTCGGCCAACCCCATGTTTTTGGAGTGTTTAAAGATCCCTTGTAGTGGTAAAGCGCTGTTTGAATAGCCGATGTTCCTGTTTTACCTAAACCAACGTGTGCGGTAAATTTCATCCAATTAGTCTTTCTACTCTTTCTCCCCAAACGCTCCTAGAGAACTTTTCATTAACACGTTTTCTTGCCTCGTGTATTTTGGCTCTGCTTTGACCTGTTAGATGCGAACAAAGAAGTTTAGCGTATTCTTTTGCTTCATCTTCCATTTCAAAGTCAATCAAATAGTTCGAAGGAACAAGTTCGCTCACAGCACCAACATCACTAACAGCCATTGGCACTGCCCACTGCATTGATTCAAAGTATGTGAGAGGTATACCTTCGTCGACCGAAGGGCAAACAAGTGCGCTGGCTCCTTTGTAAAGAGCCTGCATTTCGTCATAGTCAACGCCAAGTTTAAACTGAACCCAATGACTAACTTTTAGTTCCGCTGCTCGTTCTTTGATCTTTGAATAAAGCGGACCATCTCCTACAAACTTAAAAACAGGCATGTGAGCCGCCGGTAAAATCTTTGCTAGCTCTGCGGCGATATCACAAACAAATTCGGGACGCTTTTGAAAGTGAAACCGAAAAGGACACAGAACATACCTTGGATCTTTCTCGGTGCTTCTTAAAGACCAGGTTTTTTCTATTTCTGGAAACCCAAACCAATACAGGGTTTCAATCATACTTTTGTCTACTCCCGCGTTCGCAAGCTCACCCTTTAATTTGTCTGAAACAGTTAGTACCAAATCAAATGACGTTCCGCGTTGAAGACTTTTCTCAAAGTCCCACGGGGGATTTAGTATCATGTGAAACAAGGAAATTAATTTTGTGTTTGGCGCAACCTCCTTAATCGAATCGGCCTGATCGTAAGCCTCATGCGAATTATTAACAACCGTGTAAACTGGTTGTAGCTTCTTAACTACCTCCACGGGATTCGCATTACAAAAGACGTCGTCTGCAAGGTCCACGAATGCAGTCTCCCTTCGACTGTCTTTATGCGGCATTGTCCGCGTTGATACAACAACAATTCTAAACCCCTTGTTTTTGTAATGGGACATTAAATCCAAACCGCATCTATCCGCTCCTCCAAGCGACATCCAAGGAATGATAAGACAAAAGACGGGCTTTTCTTCAACGCTATCCTCAGCTGTTTTAAGAACGATATTACGGCCGGAACTTTTATTTCTTCGAAACCTCCGGGGCATGTATTATATATGCCTCTTAGAAATCCGGAGCGTCGAAGTAAAGACGAACTCGAACGAAGTCACCTACGGAATTATAGCCTGCGTATCCGCTTTCTTCACCATAAGCGTGTCCATTATCGGTACATTTTAAAACGATACCATCTCCAGCAGTTACAGAAACACTTACATTGGAAGAAGTACCCGTATAAAACGGAGGTTGAGGATCGGATCCCTCGAAAGCTTGGGGAACGGTGGAAAGAAATCCTGTTACAGTACCAATTTCTGTTCCTGGATTAGCCCCTGCAAGAACTTTAAATTCGGGTGTACCTTGAAGCGTATCCCAAAGAGGAAGATCGATCTCAGCTCTGCGAAATGTCATGGCCATGTTGGCAGTCATTACAAATGTGTGGTCATCAATCTCTAATGTGGCTGAACCCCCACCGCTGTTAGTAAAATCCTCAACTGGAATGTCATAGGTGTAAACATAAGGACGAACACTAAGACCACCCGTTGGTCCAGTTGGGCCGGTTGGTCCTGCGGGACCTACGTCACCCTGAGGCCCAATTAATCCGCGTGGTCCTTGAGGACCTGTTGCTCCGGTTGGGCCGGCTGCTCCAGCAGAACCAGCTGCACCTGTAGCTCCGGTTGGTCCTGCGGGACCTGTTGCTCCGGTTACACCCGCAATAGCGCCGAGATCGTCCCAAGATTCGGGAGAGTAGTCGGGACCGTTGTAAACAAAGAGGTGAGGTGTTCCACTTGCGAATGGCCCACCGCCTGCGTCTGTTGCACCGATCTTAACAATAAAGCAGGTGCCTTCACGCTGAAGAACCGGATCGAGTGCGGGACTTGAAGTTGAAAGTGGAAGATCATTTCCGTAATCAACGATGCCACTTACTTGAACACCTTGACCAATGTCACCTTTGATGTTACCGATAATTTCTGTTGTTCCATCGGAAAAGATTGCGGACAGGTTACCGTCGCTGTCAACGTCAATGTCGGTGATAATACCAACGCCAGCAAAGTAATCACTCACCTGAGTAGCTACCGATGTAGAAACGTCAAGATCGTTTGTTACCAAAACACCGTCTTCGTCGAGGAAAAAGATTCTTTGGTCTGCCGCGTTGATTGCAATCTCACCTGACCGAAGTGAATCCGCGTCTGGTGTTTCGCCCGGCGAAAAAGAGTGCTTTAAAATAATTCTTGTAGGTGTTGTAGCCATGTTATTAAGTATATATCTTTTATGAGGACAGGATCTGTTGATCAATCGGATGCCAAGAAGGTTTGTTATTCAGGTGTGTGTTGCCCAGATAATTGGATGCGTAACCCGCTCCGTAAACACGTCCGGATTTAGCAGCAAATTCCTCTGCAGTTTCTCCGGCGTCTTCTGATTTACAAAGTGCGTAGTAAGCCGTTCCTCTGGCGTTTTGCATCGCAACAAGGTTCTTTGGATCTTCAGGAAATGCAACTCTTAAGAAACTGGATGTTTCCTCTCCGTAGGAAGCCGATGTTCCAAACTGACCGAACCTATTTGCTCCTCCAGCAAACAGCGCGTAGGTATCGGAGTTAGCCTTTGATTGTGCAACGATGAATACGTATCCCAGATACTCGGTGCTCCAAGCTGGTCCTGATGAAACAAAGATATTTTTAACCCACCAATTGGAATCAATCGTTGATGATAAAGTAAAGCTGGTGGTGTTCCCTGATGTTGTTCCAGCATCTGTTAAACCGGTACTGTTCGCTCCCGCCGTGCGGATAGATTTGTTATTGCTCGAATCTTCGGTAACAACGAAGGAGTTGTATCCGGTGGAGACAGCAACAATGTCAACGGGGCGATCACTTGTTCCGAGCGTAACTGTAGTAGGTGTCCGAGTATCGGTGGTGTTTCCTAGTCCAAGCTGGCCGGTTGAATTTCGTCCCCAAGACATAACACTCACGGAATCAAACTCGCTTTCAGGAAGGGAGTCGAGTTCACTTGCGGATGTAGTTGTGTCTGTGGTTCTTCGTGCTAGAATAAAGTGATGCGCACCCCAATCGTGTTCTGCTCCAACAGAAATGTCGAATATGCCCTTTAACTTTTTGTGGTGATTAATAACACCGCCAATGTTAGCGTTAGCATACCCATTGGTTGTTCCGCCCGAGACCAGTGCTGTGTATGCAGCGCTTTCAGAATCAGCTGGGAAAAGCCTAAAGTGTGTATTGAGGTTTGCGTTGGAAGCATCACCGCGAATGATTAGGTATCTGGAACCGCTAATTGTGAGTTGTTCAAAGTCCTCAAAGCCGTGGTCGGTAGAAGACTGAAACACCCTGTTGCTGGTTCCGCCAACTGTGGAAAGACTCAGAGAAAGAGTTGTTCCTGAATCCAAAGCCGGAATGTGCCGCACTACGTCGTTGGCTGTGGATCCGTTTCCGCCTTGCCCAATCCCGTTGTATCCAGCGAACCAAAGTTCGTTGTCGCTTTCATTACCGGGTTTACCAACTATAAGCCAGGTACCGTGACCATTAATAACGTGCTTTTTAATGTAGTAGGAAAAGTCATCAAATGTTTCTGACCCGCTTAAACCAAGCTGGGTTTTCCAAGCTGCGAGAGCGGACGAATTGTCAACTCCAAGACCACCGGCAAGAGTAGCGTTACGCTTGTAGTAGTGAAAGCGTTTGTTAACTTCTTCCTTGAATACTGGAGTGGATGAAACGGTAGTGGTGATTCCGGTTGTGCGTTCTGCATCAGTTACACCGAACACTGCCCAAAGACTTGATCCTGCGCTGTTAAGTCCAAAAACAAGTGGACCTGAGGTCAGGTAGGATGTTTCTCCGGTACTTCCAGTTCCAAGCGCGCCAAAGTGGTTATCACTTGATCCAATGAGCCAACCCCTTGTGTAAGGAACGTCGGATGTGGTTTCGTATTTGGTGAAACCCTGAAGTCTGTCACCGCTGACGTATGTATTACCAACGCCATCTTTTGTCTTGATAATAAGACCTGGTTCTTGCTCTTCGTTTGTGTAAGAAACTGTGTCCACCGTTACTGCGTTTGCGTCCCATTCTGTTTTTTGAGGAAGCATTGCAGGAAGGGGTGTTTCAACGCTGTTGTCGTTGTAGATCGAGCTGCCAGCCTGGAATGTGTAATAGTCTGTAAAGTCTGTTCCGGTTCCGCGATCACGTTGGCCGAGCTGACCCTCGTAGTTGCTTCCGGATCCATAGAGAATACCGTCTGTTTCATCAATAAAGAAATATTGGAATGCGGTTGTGAACGTGCGTGAAAAGACAGCCTCACGGTCTGTAACCGGAGATATGGCGTTAAACCAGCCAGATGGGAAGTTAGCACCGTTTGAGCCGCCACGTTCAAAAACGTTTTGGCCGGAGAAAACGCCTCTTCCATAGCGATCCACAAAAGTCATGGATTGGTTTGCAAACTCTGAATGACTTTGGTGTCCATCCATAAGCTCTGGAAAGGCGCTAACACTTCCTCTTTCACCAACTGCACGGTCAACGAATGCCTTTGTAGCTGCGTGGCCATCGGCGGTTGGATCAGCAACTGTAAGAGCTCCTGCTGAATCTCTTTTAGCAAGAGTGTCTGCGGTTGCAGCTGTGTCAACCTCTGCGGTAAGAGCTCCGCTTCCGTCGAATGAGAAAACCGTTGTGTCGATGTTTAGTCCGACCTTACCACCGGTAATATCAAAGGAACCTACCTCTGCGCCGGACGTGTTAAAAAGATTAATTCCAGAAGCTCCAGCAGATCCGGTTGTTGTGGTAACTGCGAATGCGGTGGAATCGTCACTCTTGTATTTAATAAGATAAACAATGTCATTACCACCGATAGGGTTTTCTGCGGGAGAACCGATCGCGTCGGGAAGTGTTGTGCTGCCGCTGGTAGAAGCGGTGTCGCCTTCAAGCAATTGAACAAGTTCTTTGTAAACAACGTCTTCTGGACTTGCGTTTTCGTCGTAAGAAAGAGTTTGTCCGTCGCATGGAAGCCAGCCAGGAGCTCCACTCCATGCTGTGTATTCAGCAGGACTTCCAGCGGTGTCCCAAGAATCGAGGATCCTTGTATCCACCGCGATCATCGTTCCTACGGGGATAAGATTAACTGGCAAAGTAAAGTTTGAGCTCTGAAGGATATCACGAACATCAGTAACGATGTCAGCAGCCAGTGCGCTTTCAGCAAGCCAATCAAGATTGCTTCCGCTTCCTGTCCATTTCAAAAGAGAAGGTGTAGCACCTGGAGAAGTTGCGGGTAGCTTCCAGTCATAGTTGTTGACTGTTATGGTTGGAGTGGAACCAGCAAGAGCCAATTTGTTTCCGTCCGCGATCTCGAATATACCGCCTGATCCAGCGTAATCGAACTGAAGTTTTTCTGGTGTTCCCGCGTTTTCGAACGCAAGTGTAACAGCGTTTGACGTGTCTAAAGACTTGAGAGCGATACCTCTTGCTCCTTCAAACTCAACTCCGTCGCCAAGTGTAGAATTACCGGATCGGATTGTGAGAGTCGGAGTGTTGATCACACCAACCGAACCGCCAAGTGTGTAGTTACCGGAGGTATTGAATCCTCCCGAAAATGCAGTGGATTGAGTAAATGTTTTTACCCCCGTTACCGTTTGGCTGGAGGACAGAGTCATTATACCCTGTGTGTTTGTAACAAAATCTGTGGCGTTAAGGCCGTCGATTATCGCATTACATTTATCCGCCCACTCCTTAAACGTGTCGGTGTTATCAATTCGTGTTAAAGTAAAGTCAAAGGCCATAGATTAATTTCCTGTGTAGTATCTATTTATCACTGTAGATCAGAGCTTCTAATTTAATAAGTCTTTCTTTTAAATCCTCAACCTCTTGTTTGAGAGCTTTAATTTCTTTGTTTCTTTTTTTACGAGCAAGGGCTGATTTGTAGCCGTCGTTATCCGTATTTAGGATAACACCCGTGTTTAGATTTTTTACCAAATGAGGATTGTTCTGGATTTGTCTTTTTGATTCGTCCATATTAAACCGTTGCAATTGCGCGAAGATCTTTAGCGAAAGGTGCATCGCCGTAGTATTCGCCTCGAAGAACAATCTTAATTATGAAAGAACTAAACTCTGTTGGATCGCTGTTAAGAGTGAAGCGAACCTCGCTGAATTCCGCTCTGTTTACATTGATTGGAATTGTGGTTGGGCTAGACGGACTAACTGTGTGCCAATCCGTGTCTGTTTCACTGCTTGAAATAATGCTTCCGTTTGTATCCTTAAGTTGAGCGTATACTTCCAGCTCCGATGTGGAGGAAGGTCTGTTTACGTCGAGATAAACATCAATTTGGTCGCTGAGGTTATCCAAAGTAATTTCTCTGCTGATGTACTGGGAAGTTGGACCAGTTTCAGAGATAAAGTATTCCCTTGTCTCCAGTGAAAGATCCCTGTTAATAACGGGAGTGAGCCTTTCGTCGCTGGAGCTAAAGAATGTCCGAAGCTGAGTTTTATCAATGTTAGATCCTTGAATGTTGTGGTTCTCGTTGGTGATGTACTCAACCGGAAGACCCGCTTTAACATCGTACTTGGTTTCGTCAAGATAAACTTCGTTTCGGATGGATGTTTTACCACCAAGGTTAATTGCCTTTTGATTCAAGGAGAATGCGCCAACGTTGTATCTTGGAAGTGTTCCCAGTAGTGTTTCTGTTTTGGTTCCATCGGTGATTGTAACCGTTGGAGCTTCAAGATAACCGAATCCCTTTTTAGTGATTTCAATGCGTTCGATTGAATCATCAGCAGGACTGAAGATCGGAGTCGCGGTAGCGGTAATGCCACCTTCAAAAAGAGGCTTTGTTATATTACCGTCGGAGTCGATCACCGTTGTGAAAGGTGCTTCGATTGTAACCGTGCAAGTGAGAGAATTCCATCCGCTGTTGTTCGGAATGAGCGCTGGCTCGATTTCTCCAAGGTGTGTTCCAACCTGAGGCTTCGCAACCAACTGAGCTGTTTGACCAGTAGCGAATGATCCACGCTTGAGCGTGAATTTCAAATCTCTGTTTTGCATTGCCGTCCATGTGGACTTGTTGGAGCTTGCGAAGAAGGATCCAAGAGCTGGCTGAGAGGTGATGATTCGACCTGTGATAAGATCAGTTTTATCACCTCCAAGTTCAGAGATATAAGCTGTGTATTCGGAGCTGGCTGAGAAGCAAACGATTGCGTATTCAGTGTCAGCTGAGAGATAAACCGGATAAGGATACTCGAACGTGGTTGCGAGAGATCCGTCTGCACTTGTTACAACGTCTTCCCAGTTGACTGTTGACTCACTTCCAGGAACAATGTCACCGGTTGGGTAACCATTAACAGTTGTTACAATGTAAGATTTAACAGGAACCTTTGTGCTCTCACTTGGTTTTCCTGCAAAGAAAAGATCAATAGACGTGGCAAATATACCCGTGTCATCTGTAACCCTAAAGGTCTGAGCAATCGGATCCCACTGACGAACCCTTCTTTCGGTTCTTGTCGTTGTTGTGATTCGAGGAAGTGTAGCACTGATGCTTACAGACTGCTTGTTTATCTCAAGACCATTAGAGATGAATTTAGCAAGTGCGTTACTTGTTGATTCCTCTTCCAGGTTACGAGGTGAGTTTGTAATGGTAACAGTTTTCTCTCCAGAAGAGAATCGCAGGCTGTCGTTGTTAGGTATAACAAGAACACCTTCAACAGTACCGTCTGCATCAGAGATAACGTCCGAAGGAACAAATGCTTCAAGAAGTGTAGCCTCGTCTGCTCCGTCGTACTGAGCCAAGCTACTTTGATCAAAGCCAGGAAGAAGGGAGTTGATTTGGCTTTGTTTTTCAGCCTCTGTTCCCGTTCCTGCCTCAACTGTTTCAATGATTGTTTTAACGTAGCTCCAAAACGCCTTGTCCGCTCCAGCAATACGATTAGCTGGATCGGTTGCATAAGCTCGATCAGATGCCTTTAGGTTGTACCAGCGAGTTCCAAACCATGTTGGAACTGAAACGTTGTTGCCGAGGAACTTAGTCACCTGTGTTTCGATGTCATTTGTAAGAACTGCCGTTTCCGTGTGGTCGTGGCTGTTTACAATGTCAGTTTGTGTGAGAAGGTGTGCGTAATCTGTTACGTCGATACCGTCAATAAAGAGGTAAAACTTGGAGCTTGGCTTAAGACCTTCTGCTCGGAAGTAAACCGCCTTTGATCGTGCGTATGGACGGATCTTAACATCCGTTACAAATTCACCAAGGGATTGTTCGATGCGCTCTTGAGCGATCTCTGTTTCCGTAATCACTCTCTCCTGCTCAACTCCAAGTCGTTGTGACCAACGTCCGTTTCTTTGGCGGAATGGAATCGCTTCAATAGCTCCGATGTTTCTCCATCCTTCAGAAAACTGAGTGTTTGTAGTTTGCTGAGTAAGACCAACACGCTCGCTGATGTCGCGGATTGAATCGAATAAACCTGTTCCACCGAAAAGATCGAAATCAATTTCAGGAGCAGTGATTGTATCGTTCCATGTATCAACTTCAGGAGCAAGGATCATTGAACCAAGCGTAGCAACGTACTCATAAGGCTGAACGCTTATGAATTGTGTGGCATAAGGCTGGCTGATGTAATCAACCTCGTTGTGAGGAAGTGTTAGTGCTTCATTGTGAACACCGCTTCGGCTAAACTCTGAATCGGCACTGATATCAACACCCGTCGTGGATGTTAATTCAAGTGGAATACCGTAAGCAGAAAATGCAGGATAAAGGTGTCCGCGCTCACGCTCGTAGTGACAAACAAAGTCATCGCTTCGTGCATCACCGATTGTAAAGTTTCTAAATCCGTCTGTTACAAGGCCATTTTTGAATCGAGCTGTTCCGTCGTCATCAAAGATACTTTTGTCATTTGCGCTTTTTTCAAGAAGTGAAAGTGCAGTGTAGTATTCGAGATTTGAAACACGTGTGTCGATTCTTCCGATGTCAGCCATTGTGTAACGCTGGTGACGGAATGATTCTACCGCAATGTTAGTGGCCTTAAATGTGTAAGGCGGAATGATCAGGTTGTGAAGAACCAAACCATTTGAAGAAGCGGTAGGAGGAAGGGGATTAAGTCCTGGTGTTCCCTGCTCAATTGCGAATTCTCCGTTTGGAAGAATCACCACCGAGTCGGTGCGAGGTAGGAAGTAATCGATCCGTGCGGTAATTGCACTGTATGGATCAAGAGCAAGAATGTCCGTTGTGTTTGGATAAGGACGTGTGTCAAAGTAATCGCTGAGACGATCACCTTTGTAAAGAGGAATGTCCTCCAGATCCGCTTGTCCACCGGTAGCATTTCTGTAGCTGTTCACGGTGTAGTAATTACCACCGCTGAAGCTCCAGTGAACAACATCCACGGTTGTTTCACCAGCCTTAAGGCAACGTACCTTAGCTGTTTCGTATTGTGTTGTTGTTTGTCCGTCAGTAACAAGCTCGAAGTTGGTGTCGGGAACGCTGATAAGGTGAAAAACACCTGGTAGTTCAACCACATCGCCAAGAGCTGGAGTTCCGCTCAAAGTAATTGTTTCGGTCGTTTTTGTTTTTACACCGAGGTTAGTGATGCTCTTAACCACCGTAGCAATAACACTGATCTGGTCGCCTTCAGCTGCACTTGGTATTTCCAATGTAAGAGAATCAGCGTCGCTGTTTGAAACGACTGTAAAGTCACCTGGTTCTAAAACCTCGTCTTGTGTTGAATTGTAAACAAGGATAGATGAAGCGCTTTTATCAAAAGTTCCACCGCCAACAGAATCAAATGTTATTCGGTTGTTGTTTGGTGAGTTATCAGGCATTGGCTCAGAAAAGTTAACCTTTTCAGAAACCTGAATCGAATTCAATGTCTTAACCGCTGCGTAAGGAAGCTCAAAGAGAGTCGAGTTGATGTTCGTGTCGTGCAACTTAATTCCGTTTCTTTCTTGAATGTCAAACTCAACTGTTCCATAATTGCCAACAGCAGAGCCAAGAAGGCTTGAAACGTCATCGAATTTCTTTCCGCTGTTTAGCGTAATAGCGTGAAGAAAAACCCGGTATTTTGTTCCCGTAACAAGCTCAACGGAAAGGATCTTACAAGAACCAATCTCAGCAGATAGGGAATCAAGGAGTTTGTATGTTTCTGTGTAATCGTCAAGAAATGGAATGCCTCCGCCAGTGTTGGGAGAAGAAAGATTCCTAAAGTTTCCTTCAACGTAGTTACCCATGCTAGCAACGGTTGAGCCGGTTTCTAAAACACCGTCACGTTGGTCAGCTGCAGAAACTCGTGCTTTGTCTCCAAGGAGGGTGAGTGGTCCTGCGAGCTCAACTCTTTTACCACGTACATAAGCAGTGGCAGGAGAAAGCGTGGCTGCATACTTTTTATCAGCCTCGGTTTGTGAAAGATCGTTAGCAGCAGTGCTGTTTTTGTATCGTCCGGTGTAAGAAGAAGAGCTGAGAACCTCTTGGATTTCAACCTTAAATTTATCAACTGTGTAGCTTCCGCTTTCTTCGAACGTGCGCTCAGCAAGAACCTTTTCAAGTGTGCTGTCGGAGTTATCAATTGCGTTTTCAACAACAATAACTTCGTTGTCGCGTATCTCAAGAAGAACCACGTAGTTGTCGTCTTCAGTGAAATCCTCAACAAGATCAAGTGTTAGATTAACTTGATAGCGATCAGCACCCGGAGCAGCAAAGTTAGCGGATCCGTTTGCGTTGTCGAAAAGGGTTTGATCACTTTCAGCAGCAACCTGTGCTTCCTCGATCTTCAGAACTGCGTATCCCTCGAAAAGCTCGTCTGTTTCAAGAGCTCGTGTTACGAATTGGCTTGTGCTTGCTGCAAGCACACCTTTTACAAAGTAAACACCGTTGCCAAGAGAAGCACTGAGAGCACGTCCGTTATTAGAAACCAAAGCTGTTTCCGAGAATGTTGGACCGCTTTCAATAAGAACGCTGCCGGAGGAAAAGACAGATGTTTCGTTTTGTGCATCCGAATTTCTATATTGAATAAAAAGACGCGCAGTTGTTTCGCTAACGAGTTCTGCGTGAACAAGAGAAGCGGATGTGGTTGAGTCTGAACCTGTAACACTGAAGGAGTCACCGGAGTTAAATGCGGTAATAAAGGCTGTTGCCTCTACCTCGGCGCTGAAGGCAACGTCGACAAAGTTCAGTGTGTTGTTAACGTTACACTCACCGCCTACAACAGCACTATTTGGCTTGAACAAGCTTTGACCCAAACGGTCAAGCTGAGCCTGGAGTATTGACTGAGCCTGGTTTAATTCCCGTGCCTGAACCGTCCGGCCAGGCTGAAATAAAATCCTTAAGTAGTTTTTATCCAGGGGAGTTAAACCGGCTGTGTCCGGTGTATTAATGTCGTCGTAATACTTTGATGTGTAAGCGGTGATTGCCATTATAATTGGATTATAAGTTTAAGCTCTTCGTTTTGACCCTCTTCGCGGGTAATTGTTGCGCGATTGTCAATAAAGACAACATCACCGGTTCCTTGTGAGTAAGATCCCTCGTAATTCGCATTTGGAATAAGAGTGAGACCCGTACTAGCTTCATCAACTGTGGTGGATCCAAGTGTATCATCCTTAGGCGGTTCGAATGAAATCGCTGTTGCTCCGTCTGTTTCAGAGGATACCAGGATTTGCTCGTAGCCGTAGTAGTGATCGTTGTAATAGTAGTATCTATATGAAGTGAGCGGAAGGCCGCTTTCAACTGTTTGCACGTGAGATATAACACCAACCTTTTTACCTCCCTGAACGATTTGCCAACCAGCTCCAATAGCGTTTGCCCCGTCAGCGGGAATCACCTGAGTTCCAGGAAGTGTGAAGTGTTGCAAAGGCTGGAAGTAAGGACCAGAAAGGTTACCGCCTCCTGTGCTTTGTGGGTTCTTAATAACAGAAACCTGGTGGTAGTCCGTGTCACTTGGAATGTATGTAGCATTGCCGGTGTCAACGAATAAGCCGAGGTACCAAGATGGAAGTGTTTCGTACTTAGCAGCTCCGAATCCTGCTTGTGGAGCAATCTTTGGCATAACAACCGCATCGTGTCTGAGTGCTTCCTCAGCGTAGGTTGCAGTGCCATCAGCAAAAGCAAGAATGGTCGTTCCTCGAAGAGCTTCAAAAGCTGAGATATCCACTCTGCAGTTTTTCCAACTGAGAAGGCCAACACCTTCGTTGTTAACGAGTGTTGAGTCGCCCAAGTGTGAGGATGTCAAACGGATTTCGTCGATTCTCTTGGCAGCGATGTTTACGACGTATTCAGCGTTTGTGAGTGTAAGGCTTCGAGAGAAACCGCTTTCGTCTGTACCGTGAACGGTTACGTCAGCAGAAATCGTTGTTGTGGCATCTGTGAAAGTCCCAGCAGGTTCGTAAACGTTACCTCCGTTGACCAGGTTAAAGCCATAAAGAAGACCTCCTGTTTTCTCCTTGATGTAGGAGTCAAGGTTGTTACTTCCGCCAAGCGTAAAGGTGGCTGGGGAATCAACAAGGTTTTCGATGTCAGCGGATTCGCTTCCGCCGGAAACTGTGTAGGCGGTGATTAGCGTGTTAACAAGCGGGGATGCGTTAACTGAATCTCTAATAGCTTGAGCAAGTTGGTCGATGGTAAGATCAACCGTGCCGGCTGGGCTATCGGAGTTTGTTGGAACTGTGATTGTAACATCTGTTCCAGCAACAGCAACGTCAATTCCACTGATGTAAGGACTTGTTTCGTCAAGTTGAAAATTAACTGTGATACCGTTTCCGGAGATACCGGTGGTTTGAGCTTCAAGTCTCAGAGTTCCGTTCGTAAACTGAACAAAGGCAAAAGCAGCGGTACTTGCGTCACGAGCAGAGGTGGTAGCGCTTCCGTTACCAATGTCAACGAAGCTTGAACTGTTGATGTCGCTGTATTGCTCGTATCGTCCGAGGTATGTAAATGTGTAACCAGACACCGTAACAATACCATAGTCATCAAAGGTATTTCCAAGAGCGTTTATCACTGCAGCGTCGGTTGCTGAACCATCTACAGGTTTTTGTAAACATAGGAAAATCTGATCCCCAGCCATGACATAACAAGGTTTAATGTCGTTTGTCGTGTCTGTGTAAAAGCATGTTGGATCAAGAGGATCGAATGCCTTGTATTTGGTTGATACCGCAATGTCGTTGCGGGGAATAACGCGGGAAAGGTTATCGGAATTAATCTTGAATAAACCAGTGAGGTGATCAAGCACTCTCTGTTGGTCTTTAAATGTTCCAACAGGGTAAGGTGCTGAAGCAGAAGTGCCGGAGACGTCGTCCCATGCGTCCTGCTGACCAATGCCTATGTAATAGGAATTACTGGTGATATCCGATTCCAGGGTTTCCGCGGAATTTCTTCGGAATTGTTCTGTAATAATGGCTGCCATAATGTTATTTATATGTTTATTAAGAGATTAGTCTTGGGTAAATGTAAAAGAATTTAGAAAAGGTTCTTGTGTGTCGTATTCGTATCCGGGGGAGTCATCGTTAAACCCGCCTAAAAAGCTTCGTGAATTTAGGGGTGAGTCATAAGGTGAGTTTTGATCTGTCCATCCGAGATCGTATACAGTATTTATGAAACGTTCAGCGGAGTCAATTGCTGTCACTGATGATGCCGAAACCACCTCCCATGTGAAGGAGGAAGTGTCGATTCCCGGAACGGTGTTTTGACGCGAATCAACGGTCTTTTGTAGGAGCTCAGCGGGTGAAGAGGCATCGTCATAAAGTGCCCAATAACCTTCTGAAACTGAAAACAAAAAGTAAAGGTCCGAAGAGGACGAATCATATCGGTGCTGAATGTCCGTAACGTTTGGAGGACTACTTGAATCGGTTACCTCGGTAATTCCCGTGAATGTAAAGGTTTCGGTTTGGGTTGGTGAATCGGCTGGATCAAGGACCAAATCAAATCCAGAGATGTCTGGTGACGTGGTCTCGGAACGTGTGTAAAAGTCAATTGAAGCGCCTGCAGAAAAGTTATTAAAGTGAGTGTTATAGCTAACCTTGAACTCAGAAGGAGTGTCGCTAAAGCGAACGGTTCCTTGAATTCTATCAAGAAGGTCTTGAAGGTTTGAACGAAACTTTGGTATGTTTAAGTCCCCAGGTGAAATGAATGTTGTGGGCTTGTAAAATGCTCGAAATTCCGGATCCACACCGCTCTCAGAGGTGATCGCTCCGGCAGGAAGTTTCCAATTAACACGGCAAAGAACGATCTTCCAACCACCTTCAAGAAGTGGTAGGTTAAAGTCCCAAGTTGTTGTGGAGTTTGCGGTCAAGTAATTTGTTTCGCTTCGATCAAGGACAAGATCACCGTTGATATAAACATCACCAACCTGAATGGTGTCATCACCAACCTCAATCCGGTCATCGTAAATGTGGATAAAGCCATTCGTGCTTGCATCCTGGTATTGAACAAGGTTTTGGTCAATTTGCCAAGGTGAAACAACTGAGTCGTCTCCCGAATAAAAAACGAATCCCACCCAACCCTCTGTGTAAGAACCTGAAGTTAGGTACGTGGGAACGTATTCGATCGGGGAGTTGATTGGTTCGTTCCAGTCCTCAACAATGTTTTCAGCATCGATAAAGTCAAGATAAGGATCACCCGATTGGTCGATTGGTACAAATGCGGAGGGATATCGGAATCCCCCGTCGGAGTACTCGGTGTAAGCGGTGTCAGCCTCAGCAATTGTAGAATCTCCGTATTCACCCCATGCTGCGTTGTCAACAAATTTAATGTCTCTGTTCCATCCTTCGCGATAAGCAGTTTGAATGGTATTGTCATTCAGCATGCGATACGAAATAATCAGATTGTTGAAAAAGGCCTTTAGAAGATCTCTGTCAACCTCCGCGTCACCACTTTTGTTATAAACGGATCGAACGTGTGTGAGGTAATGATAACCTCCGTCACCCATTAAAACCTGAAGCATAAAAGTGAATGCAACATTTAGGTACTGATCCTGTGGTGTGTGACGTCCAAAGAATGTCGCCCAATCAATCCAATCGGCAAATGATTGAACCGATTCCACCTGAACCCAACCTTCTGGCGAGGCTTCAGCGTCGTATTCAAAAACACGGGGAATGTTGTTAAACTTTTGAACACCTGCGCTGCTGTCATCACCGTCTGTTACGATGTAAAGCGTGCCGTCAACCGGAGCGTTTTCTCCTGTTGGTAACTCAGATGTGAGTTTAACAACCTTTGTGATGTTTAGGTAATACTCGAGTGACTCCTTGACCCAGTCGTTGTCTGCAAAGATCTCAAGGGTCAATGCAACAAAGAATTGAAGGCCAGCAGGGTGAACAAATTTAAGGTATTCGTTTTTCCAATTGGCTTGGTCCGATTCCGAGTGAACCACGTATGAGAATTCCTGCCACTTGTAACTGTCTCGAATTCTATTGTCAGTTGAAACCGTTCCTTTGTCTGGATCACTAACAGAAAACAGAAGTTCCTTAGGATAAATTAGTGTAACAAATTCGTTGTAGAAAATGCGGAAGAACGCGTAAACACTTTGCTCAGATCCCCGGCTGTTGTAGTAATCAGCAATAACCTTGTAAAGTCTTCGACGATCAAGAGAACGACTTTGTGGAATGGTAGCACCAACCATGCGTTCGATCGCATCGAGGTATTTCTCACTCGCGTGGTCAACGTCGTGTTGGCGAACAAGGTTGTTTAGTTCGTATGAAGCGGAAAGCTCTTTGTTAAGATGCCTGTAGTAAGCCTTTAACAGTTTAACCAACTCGGGAGCCCCAGCCTCAAAGTGGTCGGGTAAAACCGATTCAACCGACTGGGCCTCAACAGCCCGAGCGCTACTGCTTGCTATTCCTAACTCCATGATTCTATTTACTAATAACTTGTTCCACCGCCTGAGGTTGAGCCTGAGTCGGTGTCTATGAATGTGCTTCCGCGATCTTTATTGAATGTTGTGTAATCAACAGAACGAGAACCACCCCCTCGGGCGATCTCATCTGGGAATGCACCGAATGTAGATTTATCAAAGTCAATGCTGAGCAAAAGATTTCTTTTTCCAACGATGTCGTTGCTTTGTGTGTTTGCTATAAAGCAAAGCTCTGTGGTGGTGTCTGCAAACAAATTAGAGAGTTGCATAACACCGGTAGCAAGATTAATCTGGCCTATTTGTGCCACCTTTTGTTCTGTTCCATCACTGTTTCTTCTGCAAGTGAAAACGTTTCGTGTGACTGAATCTGATCCTGGTTCGTCTTTGATTGAAAGAACTTCGCCACCAAGAGTAAAGGCCGGGGTGGATGTAACGCTTATAAGTGTTTTACCATCATCAGGACGAAGAGGTGCACCGAACTTAACGGTGAAGTCGGAAATGGTTCCGTTGGCAGGAACGGTGATTCTTTGACTTACAAAAACGCGAACAAGTGAGTTCATAACCGCGCGGTTGAAATTGTCCACCTTCTTTTGGAAAAGCGAATGTCGGAAAATGGTATCAAATCCGTTGATGTCTGACTCCGCGAATGGAACAGCCACGTTGTTTTTAATATCAAGCTGGAGCTCAGAAGCACTCCGTGATGAAATACTAGGATCATACTTAACAAGAACGTCCAACACAATGTTAACAAATTCCGGATCAACGATCTGAGGGGTAATAGCAAGAACCTTTTTCGATTCAAGAAAGTCGAGAATCGAAACCTTGTCGGCCTCAGAAACAACGTCTTCTGTGTAAGAAGAATTTGGCTTCACAGAAACAAATGCGGTTCCATACGTAGGAGGATCATTGTCTTCTCCACCCCAAGCACTAACACTTTGAGCAAATGAAAATTTACTTGTGATAAGGTTTTTGTAATCGTCCGATGTAACAGCTCGGTTTTGTGTGGCAAAGGAATTGATTGCGTTGTTCTTTAAACGCTCAACTGTTTCTTTGTTACTTCCACCACTGGAACGCTGGTTGTTGAGAATGCCGAGTGAGGTTCCTGAGGGAGTGAAGTTACCAGAGGTGTCACCGCCAATTGTAAAGGCAGTGTTAACACCGTTTCCATCTTGACCGCTTGTTACAAGGTATTCAACCTCAACAACGTTTCCTGCATCAAGTCTTGCTCCGTAAATGCCGTTGCCAAATGTTAGTTCGTATCGTCCAGAACTGTTTTCGTTTAGAAAGTAAATCTTTGAATCAGCGTCAATGTCGATGTCACTGAATTGGTTGTAACGTGTTCCGGTTCCTTCGCTTTTAGCTCCTGTTGGATAAACGATAACACGCAGTGTGCTGATGTCAACGTCTTCGTCAAAGAGTTCGTAACGTTGTCCAGTTTCAAGAGCGTTTGCTTCAAAGGTTGTTTTAACAAGACGGCCTTCGTGACCGATAAGTGGTTGGTCTGCTCCAACGGTGTAGTAGTGAGACTCACCCTCAGTTGTTTTCTGAAGCGTGGTAACATCATCAAGTACAACAAATGAAAAGGCGGTGTTATCGTATGTCGCAAGAAGGCGAGTACCTCGTGGAACCACGTATGTCGCGTCAGAATCGGCGGTAGCTCCAATTGTTCCAACAACGTTTACACTCGCAGATGAAAAGCTTCGTGGAATGTATCCAAGAAGTTTGGCCGATGAAACCACGCTGCTTCGAAGCTGTGCGGAATCGATAAAGGATTCGTTTACAGACATGTGAGCCAACATCGCATTGTAATGGGTGTTGTATGCCAGAAGGTCAACGATGTTGTTAAGGTTGGAACCTTCGAAATCCCAATCTGTAAATTCCGTTTCGCTGTTCTTAAAGTAATCAATTAAATTCGCTTTGATTTGTGCGAAGTCTAATTCAGAAACATTGAGCTGTTCTCCGTTCGTTGCCATATCGTTATCTTGTTCTGTTTAAAAGGAAAATAAATTCAGCTGTTTGGCTGTATGTGGTGGAAAATAGAATTGTGATGTTGTAAGCATTTCGTTCGTGGTTATCTGTAACATCAACCTGAAGCTTGCTTACTCGTGGTTCAAATTTGCGGATACCTTCGACGATTTCATCTTTAATTGCCGCTCCGGTTAAACCTCCTGCTGGCTCAAAAAGAAGCTGTGAAACACCTGTTCCAAATTCAGGAAAAAATGGTCGTGTACCAATAGGCGTTAGCACAATGTTTTTAACACTGTTCTTAATTGCGTCTAAATCCGTTGCAGGTAAAACGTCACCTGTCGCAGGGTGAATAAACGTAAAAGAAACATCTTTATAAATATCGCCAGCAACCACGGTGGGCTGGTAATTTGGTTTGTTAAAGTCCGAAAGAATGCTGTTCATTACTATCTCTATTTATGACGTTTATGTCGAGCTTCTTTGTTTTTGCGCAGCCAAATACTCTGCATTTTCATCTGATCCGTTTTCTAAAAGAATAACGCTAACGGAGGAAAGACCATTTGAGGTGTAAGAGGCTGCGGCTGCCTTATCAACAAACAAATAAGGTGTGTCAAACGTTTGAGCAGGATCTCCGGTATCCACAACAGTTACAATTCCGCTTGGGTTTAATCCCGCAGGATCATATGGAGTTCCATCCTGGTTTTGTAAAAGGAATCGTGTGCCTCCGCGGAATTTGGTGCTTGCTATTGCATACCCCGAGAATAGTGGGCGTTCGTATGTACCTTTTGTCGAGTATTCAAACTTAAGAACGCCCGGCTTCATACCAGCCGCTTTCATTTCTTCTTCTCCGTCTTGAATAACATATCCAAGGTCTTCCCAGTACTTAACAAGGTAATCGGGACGTTCTTCAGGGATGATACTAAGAAATCTTGTCCAATCCCAATCGGGAGTCCCGTAAATTCCAATCCCGGTGGAAATTATACCGCGATCAATGTCTTCCTCACCTGGCTCAAGAGTTCGCATTTTATTATAC